GAGCTTGGGTGGGGATACAAAATAGCCCAGCGAAATGCTGGGCTGATACGATTTGAATGAATTTGTCGGGATGATCCGATTTGAATATCACCATATCCGGCAAAAGCCCCCGCTGATTATTAAACAGTTATAAATAGAGCAGAGGGGCAAAAACGCATTTTTACCCCCTATTTTTGTCCTGGTTCTGTCCCGGTTACTCACCACCTAAAAGCTCAACCTGAAGCGGTTCAAGCGGTAAAAATTGTTTGTCGCGCAGCTGCTGGAGTGAACGGTTAGTAATGGCTGTGTGAAAATCCTGAGCTGCGGCTTGGCAAAGACGGGCTACTGTTTCGCTGTGCTCCTTGGACCAGCCCTCCCCGTATAACTGATCCATATCCTTAGCAATAAGCCCGTAATAATGGCTGACCGTCATGGCCGCCTGATCCATCAGCTGCTTCGTGCTGGCAGTAATGTCTCCTTCCATGGTTTTACCTGTTTAAAATTTCGATATTGTTTTCTCCGAAGACCAGCTTCAGAACCTGGTCTTTTTTCTCCTTTGTAAGACGTAGTTGAACTAGCACTTCTGTCGGGTCACACGCGCGGCTGCCCGGTTTTTGGTAAATATCCGGCCACGTGAAAATATCAATAGGTCGCAACCCGAAGTGGTTAGATAAAAACTCCACATGCTTGAGCGTAAAATTCCCTGAACCTTTCAAAATTCGGCGGACCTGCGTGTAGTCGGTTTCGATTATACCGGCTAGCTGTTTAGGCGGTATATCCTTATCTATCATCAATTTTTTAATACTTTCCCGGAGTTGTTCCTGAATACCCATAGCTGCGTTTTTTTCTCCATTCAAATTTACCATTTGATAATCAGTTAGTTAAAAATTAATTCTCAATTAAGTGGATAATTTCTCCATAAAAATTTGTGTTTTTCTCCACTATGTTGTATTTTTGCCGCACAATACAATTTAATAATATAACAGGACAAAAGTACGGCAACACAAGAAAACAGTAAATAGTAAAAATTGACTATCATGGCAAAATTCGCATTTAAAAAGGGCTGGGATCAGGTTCCAAACGGTAGGACGTCAGAGATAAAGGAGAAACTCATGGCGGCCATCGGCATCACCGGAAACGCCACCTTCTACGCCCGCATGAAGGGTATCCCCGAGCCCACCATCTCCGAGTACAACGCCATCACCGGAGTCTTCCAGGAGATCGGCATCACTGACATCTGGGGAGAGTAAGCTATGGAGACGGAGCCGCTCACAACCAGAGAGCGCCAGGTGGCCGAGCTTATCGCCTGGGGCGCTGCACAGAAAGAAGTGCCGGACCTCCTGGTGGAAAAGTATGGCGGACGCCCGATATCCGTCTATACCGTCCAGAATATCCTGGCCAGCATCTACGCTAAGACACACACCAATAAGGCCAACGAGCTGGCCGCCTGGTGGTTTACCCATAACATGGGCGTGGATGTAAATGCAGCACCCGCTCCGTCCATCCGCCAGCGCCTGCTCTCCGTCCTCTTCCTTCTGATGATAGTCCCGCAGATTGCATCGACCAATCTGGACCAGGCAGTAAGAGCGGTCAGAACAAGAGCGCCCCGGCCCAACCGCACAGAAAGAGTGGAACGTGGCCGCCGTGAAGAATAGAACACACAAAAAACAAATTATATGACACAGGAAGAATATGGCGTTAAATGCGACCAGAACAACGCAAAACTAAAGTGGGAGCAGTACGAGCTTGTGCTCATCCAGAAGAAGCTCAAAGACGAGCTCCGGGAACTCACCAAGAAGTACCAGGAAGAGAAGGCAGCTATCGAGCGGGAGATCGACCAAAACAGGATAGCCATGGCCGAGGCTATCGCCCGCGCCGCCCGGACAAAGTCCGAGCTGAACGATGCCTACCTGGCCTCTCTGAAGGAAGACCTCGAAAAATAGCGCACAATGGACATCGCATTGAAAGACATGAAGCTCATCCGGGACGCACTAGCCAGCAAGGTGAACATCCTCCGGCACGAACCGAAAAGAGACGAGCGACAGTACCAGGAATACAAGCGCCTCCTGGACACATTTGAGGAACTCATTCTTCGACAATAGTTTATTATGCCCAAAATCAAAGACGAAATATATCAGAAGATAATGGACCTCCAGAACGAGCCCGATGTTCTGCTGGCCATTATCAAGGAACACACACAACTCCGGAAAGAGGGCGTATCGCTCCGGGGCGAGTGTCCCGTTTGTCACTCACCGCACGGCCTGTCTATCACGCCCGGGAAGGGCTTCAAGTGCTTCGCGTGTAATGACTTCTCCGGCTACAATGCCTTCCACTACCTCACCAAGGGCTTCAACATCCCAGCACAGCAAGCTGTCGAAGAGCTAGCCCAGCATCTGGGCATCTTTGTCGAATACGTTCAGACCGATCGGCCCATGGCCATCCGGAAGACGAAGAAGAGCTCCGACTTCTGCAGACGGATGCTGGAGGCCTCCGGATTATCCCGTCAGGACGTCACGGCCAAGGTGAAGGTGAACCAGGGAGACAGCGACGCCAGAGACTACGAGACATTCCACCCCGGATCGATGACCCCGAAGGGAGACATCACGGATGGAGATGACGCGGTCATCGAATACTTCGACCTCGATGGGAACCGTGTCATGTTCACCTCGGACAAAGAGGCCTCGCCCAGGCCTTATTGTCGTGTCAGATACCAGAACCCGGAGCTGCACGTCGATAAAAAAGAAGGGAAGGCCATGAAGTACCGCTCCCCGTATGGGGCGCCCGCCTTCATTTACTACCCGCAGAAGATCCGCCAGGCCTACCAGAACCACGTGGCCATCGACCGGCTCTACATCCAGGAAGGCGAGAAGAAGGCCGAGAAGGCCTGCAAGCACGGTATCCTGTCTGTGGCCGTTTCCGGCATCCAGAACATCGGAGATCGGCGGAAACAGCTGCCGGAGGATCTTGTGAAACTGGTGGAAGTCTGCCAGGTGAAGGAGGTGGTCTTCCTCCTGGACTCAGACTGCATGGACCTCTCCCACAGTCTCCGGGTGGACGTGCCTGTAGAGCAGCGCCCCCTGAACTTCTTCCACGCCGTCCGAAACTATAAGGACTATTTCACCACCCTGGCAAAGCAGCAGCTGTACGTGGAGATACTGTTCGGCTATGTCAAGAAAAACGACGCCGGCGATAAAGGCATCGACGACCTCCTGGCCAACTCGCTGAAAGGGAGAGAGGACGAGCTGCTGAAGGATTTGGAGTCCGCCCGCGTATCGAAGCCGATGGTGGGCAAGTGGGTCCAGCTTCACAAAATCACCACCACCCCGGACAACAAGATCAAGGAGATATGGCACCTGCAAGGCGCCAAAGAGTTCGCCACCCAGTACTTCAACCAACTGAAGGACCTCCCGGAGTTCATCATCGGCGGCCGTAAATACCGCTTCAACGAGGCCGGAGAGTTCGAGAGCGCCCAACCTATCGAGCCGGATGAGCAGTTCTGGACAGAGACCAAAAAGAAGGACGGAAGCGTGGACTGCTATTTTGACTATGACGGCGCGAAGAAGTTCCTGGAGCACCGCGGCTACTTCCGCTACGAAAAGCCAAACCAGGAGTATGAGTTCGTTGCCGTCGAGGACCGGATCGTCAAGGAAGTGAAGCCCCACCAGGTGGCCGACTTCATGCAGAACTTCGCCGTGGACACGCTTCCCAAGCATGTCCGCAATATGCTGTATAAAGGGAAGCCCCAATACTTCGGCCCCGTATCACTCTCCATGCTGGACTACTTCCGGGGAGAGTTCGGTGTTCCCACTCGTGGTACCGAGCACCTGTTCTTCCAGAACTCCATCTGGGAGGTCACGGCCGACGGCGTGAAGACCATCCCTTACACCCAGCTGAGCTTCTATATCTGGGATACGCAGCGGAAGCGCTTCGACGCATCGCTCACATCCGAGCCCCTGGTCCATATCCAGCAGCTGGAGGATGGCTGGTCCTGTCAGCTCACGGAGACCGGCCGCCTCTGCGACTTCCTGGTCTTCCTGGAGAACACCAGCAACTTCACCTGGCGCAAGAACTATAGCGAAATCACCGAACAGGAGAAAAAGGAAAACGCGCAGCACCTGCTGTCCAAGCTCTCCGCCTTCGGCTACATGGTGGCCACCGCAAAAAACAAGAGCATATCGAAGGCCGTCATCGGCATGGATGGAAAGCAGTCGGAGGTGGGTGTCTCCAACGGCCGAAGCGGCAAGTCCCTCCTGGGCGAAGCTGCCCGCCAGGTGGTGGCCACCGTTTACAAGAACGGCAAGGAGTTCTCCGGCGGCAAGTTCAGCCCCTTCGTCTGGGATGGCGTGGATGAGCGCACCCGCTTCGTCTTCATCGATGACGTCCAGCGGGACTTCGACTTCGAGAGTCTCTTCAGTCTCATCACCGGCGACTGGCCTGTGAACCCCAAGGGCGAGAAGGGCTTCACCATCCCTTGGTCACGCTCTCCGAAGATTTACCTGACCACCAACCACGCAGCCGTGGGTGACGGAGCCAGCTTCGAGGATCGCCAGTGGCTAATCGCCTTCTCCGACTTCTACAACGCCAAGCATAAGCCGATACACGACTTCGGCACCCACTTCTTCGCGGAAGAGTGGCCGGATCAGCAGTGGAATCTCTTCTGGAACCTGGTGGCCACGTGCCTCCGGATTTATTTCAAATATGGCTACATCGAGGCGCCCGGCGACCGTCTGGAGAAGAGAAAACTCCTCCAGGAAGTGGGCGAAGAGTTCGCCCTGTGGGCCGACGAATACTACAGCCCCAGCACAGATCCCGAGCATCCGTCCAAGCTCAACCAGATCGACATCCCCAGGAAGGACATCTACGACAACTTCCTGGAATACATCGGCCCGGCCAGGCGCAGCTTCTACAACCCCAAGAACTTCAAGGGGAAACTCATCAAATACTGCGAGCTCCGCGGCTACTTCTTCAACCCGCAGCGCTTCCATCCGGATACCGGCGAGTATGAACCGGACCGGAACGGCGTCCCCTCCAAGGACATCAAGCGGAACGGTACAGAGTATTTCACCATCGGCACGCCGGACTTCTACGAGATCCACAAGGCCAACCTTCTGGTCAAGAACGGCGCCGAGTTACCGCTGGATATAAATGACGATGACCTGCCTGAATGATGAGAGAACAGTACCTACTGCGCACAAACTGGCATATCCAGGCCTTCCGGAACCGGTACGCCAAGTTCATCCAGAACAATCACGACCGGTTCCTGGAGTGGTTCCTGAAGCTGCCGCTGTACGAGTGGGTACGGATACCCTTCGAGGAGTCGAAGATGGAGGCCGGGATGGGCCTTCTCTGCCTGCTCTACATCGATGGAGAAATCAACCTCTGCGTGGACAAAACCGTCACGCACATCCAGCGATTTGCCAATAACGAAAAAGAGTACGAAGAATATTTTAACAAACACTTTAAACCCAAAAAATTATGAGCAAGCAACAAAAATTGAACGAAGAGCACCAGGCAACAATGACCGGACTCTCCAGCCCTGACCGCTACACGTTTGTGGACCTCGGACTCCCTTCCGGCCGTCTCTGGGCCACAGAAAACGCCCCGGGCTTCTACACCTATGACGAAGCCGTGGACACCTTCGGCGAGCTACTTCCTAAGGGCTCGGCCATGGTGGAACTCATCGAGGAGAGCGAGGTGTCCTGGAACAGAAAAAAGAAGGGTCTGGACATCACCGGCCCCAACGGGAATACCATCTTCCTCCCGGCGGATGGGTATCGCTGGGAGATGGAAGTCAAAAACGTGAAGCTGGAGGGTGACTACTGGACCCGGATGCCTCTCAGTCAGACCGGCGCGCGCAGCCTGGGCTTCTACTCGGGTGGCGTGGGCCCCCTGGGCAGCAACTACCGCTCCAACGGCTTCTCAGTGCGTCCTTGCCGAGAATTACATTGAAACCATTGACAACTGCCGGCGCCTATTTGACTAGGCGCCGGCATAACCACACACACAAATGAGGAAAAAATTATGAAAGCACCATTTACCCTCCACAACAACACAGCAACAGCCCACGGGCCCAAGGATCTCTGTGACGGCTGTCCTCTCCGCATCCACGGAAAATGTAACTGGGAACCCGGATACTACTGCAAGGCTATCCGTTCAAAATAAACTCTGAAGTTATGAAGACCATTGAATGCTTCCGAAGCAAACAAGCCGCGCAGCGATTTTCTGCCAAAATAAGACAGGCGGCCGCCGTATCATGTTCTGGCGTCTATGTTTATAACCACCGCTACGCCTGCACCGTCACCGGTGACTTCACCCAGGAACAAATCCTCCAAGCCAGAGCCACCGCGGACGTATGAAGAAAATCATGTTCTCACACAAATGGGGCCTTCACCAAGCCGTCATCGACCTGGTGAAAAACACCACGCTCCGGATCATCCCAGAGAAGACCATCCAAGCCTGCACGGACCCCGCCAACCCCTTCGACTACCCGGACCGAGAGAAGCTCATCCTGGCCGCCCCCTATAAAGTGGGCGACGTCGTGGCTGTGGCCGAAGCCTATCAGGACATCTTCTCGCCCCTGGACTGGATAAACCGGGAGATATACCGGGACACCAAGGGCTGGAAGAACAAGATGTACGTGAGCGCCGACCTCATGCGCTACTTCATCCTCATCACCAGCGTCTCCGCCAGGGAGGTCCAGAGTCTCACGGAGGAAGAGCTGCTGGCTGACGGCCTGCACGCCTTCCGGGATGCAGCGCTCCAGGTCAAGCCGACGATAGCCAAGGAGTTCCGCAGCGGCCGCCTGGTCCCGGAGTTCTTCTTCCAGACCATGCACCTGGACATCCAGAAAGACAACCCCCTGGTGTATCGCTACACCTTCGAGCTCTGCCGGCGAGGCACCTGCCGCGTCTGCGGATGCACGGAGAGCCACGCCTGCACCAATCCCACCCACGGCAACTGCTGGTGGGTCGATGCCTCCGAGACACTCTGCAGCCACTGTGCGCTCCCGGAAATAGCCGACGACCCGTTCACCTTCCACCCCAACCACTCACGCCCATGAAACACATCACCCAGTACTGCATCAGGGGAAACTCCAGAAAGACCCATAAAAAGGAGATTATCTCCGGCCCCTTCGACACCCAGAAGGAAGCTCTGGACACCCTCGCCTATATGGCTAAATATTACAGAAAAACCCACACCTACGCCCGCGTGGCTAAAATGAAATGACCCAGGAACAGGAGGCGTACATGACTACACTCAAGGAGGAATACCGCGCTATGAGGAAGCGGATGGCCGATGCAGCAAGCGCGCAGCGCCACTTCATCGACATGTTCGCCCCTGCCACTCCTCCGCTGTCTGTCAATATAAACCAAAATAAAACACAATTATGAGAGGATCTGCAAACTACGAGAAGCTGGCCGCCGCCGGCTTCACCATCGTGAGGGCCGACGATCAGCCCTCGCCAAGGATTAAGAAATGGACAGGAGACTCATCATGGACAACCATGGAGACGTTCTCCACCAAGGCCGCCAGAGACCACCGCCTGATGGAGCTGGTGTCCGACCCCAAGACCATCACCGACATCGTGCCTCCGGCACCCTACCTGGGCGTCGCGGCTCACGAAATCAGGACCGTCGTGGACTTCATCGATGACTCCATCGAGCGATACAGCAGCAAGAAGGACCTGGTGGAAGTCATCAAGAACACCCGGACCGCCCTGTCCGTCTCCCTGGAGCACGTAAAAGACAACAATCCAAGCGCATGAACTACACCACCGCCCCACTCCCTTTTCTCGGCCAGAAGAAAGACTTCGCTGGCCGTTTTTCCGATGCCATCAGCTGCTTCACCGGCATCAATACGGTCGTGGATCTTTTCGGCGGCTCCGGCCTGCTGGCACACACGGCCAAACAAGCCCGGCCAGACCTGCGCGTCATCTGGAACGACCACGACGATTATACCTCCAGGCTGGCCGGAATACCGGACACCAACGCCCTCCTGGGCAAAATCCGCGCGCTCCTGAAGGACGCACCCAAGGGGAAACGGGTGGCCGATGGCCTCCGGGCTCAGGTCCTGGCCACAATCAAGAACTGGGGGGGGTATTTGGACCCCATCACAGTCTCCTCGGAGCTCTTCTTTGCCATGAACTACGCCTCCGGCATCGAGGACTTCGAGAGCAAAACATACTACAACAACACCAAGGAGAAGATATACACGGCCGACGGCTATCTGGAGGGCGTAGAGACCACCAGACTGGACTTCCGGAAGCTGGCCGCCCGGTTCCAGGCCGACCCGCGCGTCTGTTTTGTCATGGATCCGCCCTACCTGTCCACGGAAAGCGGCCACTACAAGCACTTCTGGAGGATGGCCGACAGCCTGGACACGCTACCAATCCTGGAGGGGCACCCGTTCTTCTACTTCTCCAGCGATAAATCCCGGATCATCGAGCTGTGCGACTGGATGGAGCGCCAGCACGGCATCCCCTCACCCTTCCGGAACGCGGTCCGGATGAGCCGTTCCGGAGGCATCCGCGATATCCGCATCACCGATCTGATGCTCTTCCGGAATTAACGGCCGGAAAAGCCAAAAATACAGAGCCCTGGAGCACCCTCCGGGGCTTTTTCTGTACCCAGGAGAGGAAACCCGCCGGCTGCCCGGCCCGTGGCCGGAATAGCGTCCGGCGTTAAGCCCTATTTTTGGCGGCTTTTTAGGGCTTCTCGAAGCATCTTAAGCTCTGGACAGGGAAATCTTCACGGCGAGAGCAAAGCCGTCAAAAATAGACCTTTTTTGAGGTGCCCGCCAGGGCGCAAGACACACATCTGAACTGGATCTGAACTGTATTTCAGTTCTGTTCGAGGCTCCCCGCCTCGCTTCTCCACCCCTTTCCCAAGGAAAAATGAAAAAACTGAACTGGGTGTAACACATTGGGAATCAGCGCGATATACCCAATATATTATTATTTTTATTTAAAAAATAGAGACACCTTGTAAAAAAGTGGGAAAAATTAGAACTTTAGAACTGAGTCTCGTCCCATATTGATAATCAAATAGTTAATCAGTTCACATTCAGCACTGTGGCAGCACTCTAGCATCAGCACTGTGTGCTGAACTGCCAGCACTGTCCAAAACGGCCCACAGTGCTGAACCGTACTGACATAATCCGCTATAAATCAGCAATATAGTATTTGTCAGTTCAGAAGTTCAGATTTTTTCCACTTTTGAACAAGGAGGGGGTGTTTGAGTTCAGAAAATCCGGAAAAACCCCAAAGGGAAACAGGTCGGAGGAGGAGAAAAACGGACCGGCCGGCGGGCGATATTTGGAAATTGTTTATATTTAATCGCATAGGGTCCCAGTCCCCGGAAAAGATTGGAATTTTTTTGATATTTGCGCCATGGCACCAGACATCACCAACATCCAAACGGTCACAGTGAAGGTACTCCCGGCTCTCCGGGCGTACATCCTAGCCGTAAACAATGACTCCGACATCATCCTCCCGAGCCGTGAGTCCAGGCTGTGGGGTCTGGTGAAGATGCACCTGGCCACCATCCCGCCGGATTACAAGCCGATGCCGGCCAACGGATCGGAGAGCTGCATCCGTATCGGCATCTACAAGACCAAGCGCCAGGAGTACAACCGTAACGCCCGCCGCGTCATCTATCAGGAGACCCTCTTCCGCGACTATCTGACACCCGCCGGCCAGAAGGCCATCGCCGACTACCTCACCAGGTACTTCAAGCAGACCTTCAGGAGCTACATGTCCGGAGCACTGGGCAACAACGACGAGCTCTCCATCCACGACGCCATTCTCCAGTTCTGCTCGCTTTACAAGATAAACATGGACATCATCACCTACGAGATGCTCCGTAAGGACTGGTTCCGCTTCCGCCGCCGACACCCTGACGGATATGTAATTCCGATAGAAAACAAAGACTTCTAGAAAAAAGTTACCCCCCGAGAAGTCCCACTTTTTAGCGTTCATTTTCGACAGTTATGACAGAAATCTCCAGCCACTTCGCCCTCATCGAACCCGAGCTCATCAGAGAGACCATGAAGCTCCAGCGCGTCACCTATATCCCGACCGGTTCCCAGGAGTTCAACTGCATCGCGCCCGTCACCCTCACCCAGACGCCATCCACCGGCAACTCCGGAACCGTCTGGAACATCTCCTTCAGGGCGGTGACGAAAGACTGCGCGGTGCGTGAGTACAACGGCCGCCGCTATTACATCGCCGTCATCATGAGCGACGGGTCCTCCAGGATCATCGGTACAGCTTCGGAGGTTCCCCTGGTAACAGTGGCGCCATCCGGGCAGTCCAGCGAGGTCACGACATCCTTCAGAGCTGCCGCTCCGATAGACCTGTAGCAGGTTCTGTCCTATTTTATACCGTTTCCGCTGACTATTTTTGCGAAAACGGTATATATTATGAAACTTAACCCGACTATCGTCTTCCTCACCGACAGCCCGGCCCCGGCCACCGGAGACCAGGAACTTATCATCGTCTCCGAGGAAGAGAAGAAGGCATACCGCGAGGCTATCGTCAAGCCCAGCGCATCTCTCCTTGCATACCCTTCCGATTTTTCCGACCCGGAGATCCAGGCCGGAAGCATCGCATATCACCCCATCTTCGGCACCATCTCCTATCGTTCCTGGTGGCGCTTCTCCACAGCCCAGTTCATGGCCGATCTGAAGGCCGCAGAGGAAAACCCGAACATCTACGGCCACCTCATCCACGTGGACAGCGGTGGCGGTGACGCCTTCGGTCTCCACGAGGCCTTCGAGCTGGTGCGCGACCTGAAGAAGCCCTGCGTGGCTGTCATCGAGTCCTGCGGCGGTTCCGCCGGTTACTACCTGGCAGCAGCTGCCGATAAGGTGTACGCCTCGGCAGAGTTCTCCATGGTGGGCTGCATCGGTATCGCCTCCGTCATCGTGGACGACTCCAAATACCAGGAGAAGACCGGCATTAAGTACCGGACCATGGTCTCCAACTACTCGCCCCTGAAGAACAAAGTCTTCCATGACGCAGAGGGAGGGGAGACGAAGGAATACATCGAGCGCTACTTAGACCCGATGGCGCTCCAGTTCATAGGCGACGTCAAGTCCGTGAGGCCTTCCGTCTCAGAAGCAGCCCAGCAGGGCGACACCTTCTACACTCAGGAGGCCATCGCCGCCGGGCTCATCGACGGCAAGATGTCCGTGGACGACGTTCTGGACGAGATGCTCTCCGCAGCTGCTGCTTCCATCGAGAAGCAGGCTATCGAACAGATAACTCCATCCGTAGATATTAACAACTTAAATCTCACCGAGTAATGAAGAAATTTGTTACCAGGCTGAAGGCCGTGGCCGAGAAGCTGGGCCTCCAAGCTAAACTCGCCGACAAATCTCTCTCCAACGAGGAGCAGAAGCAGATCGTCGCCGAGTATCACAAAATCCACGGCGAGGGCTCCTTCGAAACCGACAAGGAAGAGTTCGCCGCCGAACAGAAGACCGCCCAGGAGAACGCATCGCTCCAGGCGACCTTTGCATCCGTCGCCCAGGAGCTGGGCGTGGAAGTCTCCGCTGAACAGGCCAAGACTCCGGAAGGACAGGCCAAGATTCTGGGCGCCATCTCCGACCTGAAGGAGACCATCTCCAAGATGGGCGCACAGAGCCAGGAAGCCAAGCCCGAGGCTACCGTCGTGGCTCCCGTAGCCGTGACCGGTCTCCACACCTCCGAGGCCGCATTTGGCATCAAGCACCCGTTCTTCTCCACCTCCAAGCGTTACAACCGTATCCTTGTGGAAGGTAAGATCACCGGAGCTCCTTCCGTTACCGACCGTAACGCCCTGGAGGCCGACGTGACCGCCTACGCCGAAGGTCTCACCGCCCGCATCGGCGAACTGAAGGAAGCCGGCCTGCTGACCGCCATCCGTCAGGGCAAAGTGGATCTCACCGCCCTGTCTACCGACACCGAGATCGGCACCCGTCAGTTTAACATCCGCCGCGATATGCTCATCGCGCGCATCGTCACCCTGCCTTCGCTGGCCGACATCTTCCCTACGGTATCCAACGTCCAGAGCGGCCAGGTCATCACCAACGTCCTCCTGTCCGAGATTTCGCAGTCATACCAGGCCGGTGAAATCTTCAAGGGTGGCGCCGAGTTCCTTCCGGAGAAGGCCGTCGTGCACGACGCCATGGCTAAGGTCCTCTTTGAGGACATGAAGCAGCTCGAGCAGTCTTACCTGAACTACCTGAACAGGGAAGGCTCCGACCCTGTGAAGTGGACCCTCATCGAGTGGATCATCCTCCAGCTCGCCATCCAGATCAACAACGAGCGCGCAGTACGTTCCGTTGTGGGTTGCCGCGTGGAGCCAGTCAAGGGCCAGCCATCTCCTGCCAACTTCGCATCCACCGGCGTCCTCTGGCGCCTCATCTCCCTGTTCGAGGACAAGAAGCTCCTGCCGTTCACGGACAGCGCCCTGGCCAACTACAGCGCCGCCGACTTCGGTGACGTGGTTGTGGCCTTCGTGGAGAAGATCATGGTGGTTCAGCCTGAGCTGGGCAAGAAGATGACCATCTACTTGAACGCCACCCACATCCCTATGTACCGCAAGTGGTACCGCGCCACCTTCGGCAAGGATATGGACTTCGAGGGTGAAGCAAAGAGCAAGGTATCTTACCATGACAACCCTATCAAGTGGGTGCCTAATATGGGCAACCTGAAGTTCATGTTCGCCACCATCGAGGGCAACATCGAGCTGCTCCAGAATATTCCGGGCGAGGAGTACAACACCAAGTTCGAGCGTCACCTGGAGGAGGTTATGTCGTACTCCTACTGGAAGGAGGGCTCCTGCGCAGGCTTCGTCGGCAAGGCGTTCCAGACCCTGGCCGCACTCATCGCCAACGCTGGAGCCGGTCAGTATGTATTCATGAACTGGCCTGCAATCGAAATCGCCGCCGACGTCACTACCCCGTCCGTCAAGGATGCCGCCGGTGCCGACCTGGGCTTCCTCCTGAAGACCGGCGCGAACACCAAGGGCACCGCTATCACCGACATCCTGGGCGTCAAGGCCGGCGTGGTCTACCGCATCGAGTGTGGCAGCATCAACAACGCCAGCACCATCGCCAAGGATGGAAAGTTCTCCGAGCTCACCGCAGCATGGGAACCCGCAGCCGTGGGTGACTACCTGAAGGTGTACTACAACCCGGCCACCAATAAATTCATGGAGGTCGGCCGCGGCTAACCTGTAACCAAGGAGGGCTGCGCCATACGGCCCTCCTTTTAAACAGCTTCAGATATGAGAAAAGTACCTACCATCTCATCCGTAACGGACCACGAGACTCAGGGGAAGCGGATCTACAACGATATCTTCCTCATCCCCGAGGACTCCGTGGATCTTTCCTCCGATCCGGAAATCGACGAAGACGCACGGACCATGGCAGCCCTCACCATCAAAAAGGGAGAGGCCTGGGTAAAACATCAGGCCGTGAAGTTCACCCCGGCTGACACCAACGAAGGCCAGGGCGGTGACATCACCACTGACGTGAACGGCAACCTGGTCTATACCGTAGGCGGAGACCGTCCGGAGATTGACGACTTCATCGAAAACCAGCACGGCCGCGGGTTCTTCATCGGAATCACCGACCGCGTTTCTGGCAAGAAGAAGATCTACGGCCGCCCACGCTGCCCGTACTACTTCCAGAACCACAGCCGCCGGAAGAGCGGAGAGAACACCAGCTGCGACCTCACGTTCACCAGCCCCTTCATCTTCCAGCCACTGGAGTATCTGGGCGAGTTCACCACCACAGCAGAGGCCGCATAGCCCTGCAAAGCAATACTTCACCGACAGGGCCGCAGAAGCAGGCGGCCCTGTTTTTTATCTAAAGACACCCGAAGATGTACGACTTTCTCACAAAGAAAAAACTAAAGATGCGCGCCCTAGTGGGCCACATCCCGGTCTATCGCGCCATGTTATCGGAACGCCGGGTTCCCGCCTCCGGCTGGGTGGCAGTCAACCCCCAGGAGCTGGCCGAGGATCTGCTATACATCCTGCTGGACTACTACAGCATCGAGGAAATCGAAGCAAGGGCGAGCGGAGCTTCACCGGCAGCCGAACATTTTCGTGAGTCCACGAAAAAGTCCGAAGACACCACTGGCATCGCGCCGGTAAAAAAAAAGTTTCTAAACAGCAGGAATATCCGAATATCCGCTGGAAAGACATGGACGACCCTGTCGTCCGCCTGGCGGACAGCATCTTCTCGGATCGCATCAGCTGCTGGCAGCGTCTTCAAGAGCTCGAAAAACTGACTCAGGAAGATAGCGCCCCGGTGGCCATCCTCCAGGAGATCATCCAGCTGGAGATACGCCGCGAGCTGTGCTTCCAGGAACTGCGTCACCTGAACGACAAGGGCTCCTTCCTGGGCAATCATCCCTTCATCTCCCAGAAATCCGAGCGTGAGCAGGTGCTCCAGATGCTCAGGGACGACCCGGAGAAATACTTCGACGAGCGGAAGAAAATCGAGGACAACATCTCCCGCTACTCCTCACAAATCAACGGTAAAAAATCATCCGAAGCCGTCCGTGAACGTGCGAAGGCCAGCCTGGAAAAGTACCAGGTCAAGCTCCAGCTGTACAAGGACGTCTTTCGTGAATTTATGGGAAGACAATGATATTTGAAGACCAAATCGAAGAGCTCACCAACAAGGTGAAGGACTGGGCCGTCATAGGCTTGGTGCCCAGTCAGATAGCGGAGCGTCTGGGCCTGGAAGGAGAGGAGCGCCGCGCCTTCATGATAGCCATCTCGACCAACAAACACCCGCTGCACGAGGCCTACATCACCGCCCGGCAGCACGGGATAGAGGATGCCGACACCGCGCTCATCACCCAGGCCGACGCCGGCGACACCGATGCCCTGGAGCTGCTCTACAAGGTGCGCTGGCAGGATAACGTGAACAAGGTGAAAAAAGAACTATTTGATTTATGAGACCAGACCGCCTCGAACTGCTGGCCAGCTATAACGCTGACACAATTCAGTCTTTCCTGGCCACCCGGAAGTCCGAAGTCATCTCTCCGGACATGTGCGACTATATCCTCCAGCTGGACGCCCTGGCTCAGATCTTCCACTACCACAAGAACAGCCAGAGCCGCGCCATCGAGGAGCTGCGGAAGCAGTGGCCCACGCTCACCATCTCCCAGGCCCGTGAGATCTACCGCGACGCCATGGAGTACTTCTACCAGGACGCCGGAATCAGCGCCAAGGCGTGGGATAACAAGTACGCCGACGCCCTGGATGACCTCGCCCGGGCAGCCATCGCCGCGGAGAAATTTGCCACGGCCGAGAAGGCCTTCACCAAGGCGCACGAGCTCCGGACCAAGCAGCGGGAGCAGGAGTCGTTCCAGTGGCACGCGCCGGTCTTCTTCATCAATATCAACGTAAAGCCGGAGGATCTGGGCTACGCCTCCCAGCGCCTCATGGACATAGCCCGCCGCCACGAGGATGACGAACTCCGGAAAATGATCAAGGGCCTGGAGACCACCGACGCCGAGAAGATACGGCTCCTTAACGAGGCAGGCATCCAGGACGCACAACTCGTAGAAGAAATCCCTGAAGACGATGAGTAAAGAAGCAGCTGCTCCAGACTACGTGGAGCTTTACCAGAACAAGGTCCAGGCCCTGGTGAACATCGTGGACCCGAACAAGCTGTTCGCCATCGCCGGCCGAGCGCTGGGTAAGACCTCCCAGATTACCTCCCGCCGGATCCTGCGTGTGGCAGATGAGATGCCCCGGGAGGTGTCCATCATCTCCCACAAGAGCTTCGTGGCCCTGTTCACCAACGTCATCCCCACCGTTCTGGAGACCTTCCGCTCGGAGGTGACAATGCCGGATGGCAGCACACGCCCCCAGCTCATCGAGGGCGTGGACTACGTGGTAGGGGAGAAGGACCTGCCCAAGCACTTCCAGAGCCCACGCTACCCACTGCTCTACCCGGAGCGCTCCATCGTCTTCGCAGACGGACACGTACTGCAGGCTGTGTCCATCGACAGGGCCGACTCCATCGCCGGCCGGTCCGTGGTGCACGCCTTCCTGGAGGAGATGAAGTACAGCGACGGCGAGAAGGTGAGGACGCGCATCATCCCGGCCATCCGTACCTCCCGTATCGGCATGGGTTCCGAGGCTCACAAGTCTCACCTCCATGGCGGCATCACCGGCGTCACCGATATGGGCCGCGTCTCCCTGGGCGAGTTCAACTGGTACCAGGACTACGAGAAGGAGACCGACCCGCAGCTCATCGCCGACATCGTTACACTCTCCCTGGAGATAAACAAGGCCCAGTATAACGTCTATATGGGCCATAACGTGGCCGCAGCGCAGAATAAGATCCGGAAGTACCTGCCGCTCCTCCGGAGGCTCCAGAAGGGCGCCACGCTATACGTGCGCGCCAGCACCTTCGCCAACCGTGACGTGTTGGGCCTGGACTACTTCAAAACGCAGCGCGAAATCCTTGCCATGTCCGAGTTCCTCTCCTCCATCTGCTCCATCGGAGACCGTAACCGGGATAACCTTTTCTTCGACCTGTGGGATGAGCAGAAGCACACCTACGAAGACAGCTACAAGTACAGCGTCATCGACAAGCTGAACCTGAAGGAAGCCTTCCGCATCACAGCCGAACATCTGAAATACTACCAACCCCACGAGAAGCTGCTGCTGGGCTACGACCCCGGCTCCTTCTCCTCCGTGGTGGCCGCCCAGGTGGACCGAGGTGCCAACACACTCCGGATACAGAAGGAGTTCTTCGTCTATCCTCCGGAGGATGCCGCCGACCTGGCCGCCCAGATCAACGCCTACTACGGCCCGGCCGCGAAGCTCCGTCATATAGACCTGTACTACGACCGCGCAGGAAACAAGAAGAACAAGCAGTACGAGAAGGACGCGGAGACCGATGCCAAGCGTCTGAAGAAAGAGCTGGAGAACTACGGCTGGCGGGTGCGGCTCATGAACCTGGGCCAGGCCACCATCTTCCACTGGCAGCACTACCGGCTATGGCGCCGGCTGCTCTCCGAGAACGAGCGCAGCGTTCCCCGCGTCCGAATTGACTCCAATGAGTGCCCGAACCTGGTGAGCGCCATCTACTGCTGCAAGAAAATCCCCGGCTCCTCACCTGTGGAACTGGACAAGAAACCTGAGCGGACGGTGCCCATCCAACTCCAGGCAGGGCTCACGCCGCAGATACCTTCGGCCATGACGTACCTGGTGTGGGGACTCTATGAGAAATTCTTCCCGGGGGTCAAATCCTACACAAATACCGGCGGCGGTTTTCAGAATTTTATGGGATAAATTCAGACTTTTCCCCTCTTCCATGGCAAAAACACCACGAAAAAGGGGATATTTTTTGTATTTCTGCACACGAAATGTGGGACTGTGGTAGATTTAAAAAATAGCTATCCTTCTGTGACTGGGACGATTAAGGGAAAAATTTTCATCGTTTTCAAAAAATCTTCGCTTCGAGAGCGCGCCGCCGCTAATTTCTCCGCTTGTAATGCAACGCCCAAAAGGACGGAAATATGACAGACCACCCGGTTTTTGTCCTTTTCCGGGAACGGACTCCGAAGTATCTTCGCATCAGATAAAAAAGCCATGGAAACAATCAAAGGAATAGCAGCGCTACAGAGGGCCGAGCTCATCTCCAAGATGGGCGGCAGCTTCTCCATCTCCTTCTTCCCCTTCTCCAGGAAGAAGCAGTCGGCCGAAGCGGACGCTCAGCTGAAGACCTTCCAGAACTGCACCATGCGCCTCCCGCTTCCGCACGATAAGTTCGACATCGACGGCAAGCACTTCTTTCTGTTCTCCACTGCCGACGATAAGCCGCGCGCCTGCTACCGTGTGCTCATCCGTTACATCGGCTTCTCCGACGAAAACTTCAAAATGTATAGAGTCCTTTGGTATGAATAAATTCGGCATCATAACCGGCGCGGGCTACGCCTTCACCTACCAGATAGGCAAGGGCCCCGTCGCATCCCTGGACACCAAGGCACCGTCCAGCTCAGAGCGCTCCGTCCCCCTCTCCGCGCAGAGGATGAACCCCTACTATTTCTGGCCAGCCGGCGAGAGTAACGACGACCCGGATGTCTGCGCCGACCTCATCAGCGGAAACCGCCTGCTGCCCTCGCTCATCGAGAAGCAGGTATCCATCCTGTACGGCACGGGTCCGATGCTCTTCACGGAGGAGATCAAGGAAGACGGCACCGTCAAGCGCCGCTACCTGAAGGACCCCGAGATCCAGGAGTGGCTGGAGAGCTGGCAGCAGAACGGCCTGCCAAGCTCCTACCGCGACTACCTCAGGAACTGCATCCGCAGCTACTACTACAGCGAGGGCATCTACACCCAGTGGCATCTGGCGAAGGCGCTGCTGGCCGACCGCAAGGCCTCCCGCCCCGTAGTGGGTCTGGAGCACTACTCGGAGCTGCGCTGCCGCCTGGCCACACTCACAGACATCTCCCGCAAGTCGGACGTGACCTCCAAGGACTTCGACAAGGTGCTGGTGGGCAACTGGAAAAAGGGCAGCCAGACGTCGGAGTTCAAGGCCTACAAGCGCTTCAATCCCGCCAACCCTCTGGCCGTCTCCGGAGCCATCTCCTACTCCAAGAACTCCAACTACGAGACCGACATCTACGCCACTAACGTCTTCTTCAAGGGCATCAAGCCTTGGATCCGCGGCACCAACTCCACCCCGGACTACATCAACAGCTTCCTGGAGAACTCTCTGTCTGCCCGTCATCACGTCATCATCCCGGAGGCCTGGTTCGCCGCCAAGGAGCGCGCCCTGCAGGAGCTGTGCGAACTCAATGCCCGGAAAAAGTCCGAAGGAGCCAGCGACGACCAGCTCATCTCCATCAAGGTGGGCGAGCAGACGCTGGAGGTGGGCACCGAGTACACCGACGCCCTCCTGGACAAATACGCGAACATGGAGCTGGCCAACCTCACCAACTTCCTGGCCGGCCGAGGCAAGAATCAGGGTAAAACCTACGCCACCCGCTCATTCATCAACGAGAACGGAGACGTGGAGAAGTGGGAAATCGAAGAAATCCCCCAGAAATACAAGGAATACATCGAGGCGCTCATCACCTACGACAAACGCGCCGACATGGTACTCCTGTCCGCCAAGGGCATCGACCCTTCCATCTCCAACATCACCAGCGACGGCACTATCTCCAAGTCCGGGGCTGATGCCTACTACAACTACATCATTTACCTGACGCAGCAGTCCATCCCGGAGGAGGTGGTGTGCGCCGACCTGAACAGGGCCATCTCCATCAACTTCCCGGAGAAGTACCGCGCAGGCGTGCGGATAGGCTTCCACAGGCCAACCGTCCAGCGTCAGGAAGACGTCTCACCCTCCAACCGCATGTCCAACCAACCAGAGCAGCAGTAAGCCATGAAACCCACCGACCTGTTCACCGACCTGAACGACTTCCAGGAATACACCGACGGCCTCACGGCCGACACCACCTACGCCCAGCTGGGCCCCTCCATCACCACCGTCGTGAACGTCACGGTGCTCCCTATGGTGACGGCTTCAGTGTACAACGCCCTCGCCACTGCCATCGCCCCTGATGAAGGAGACACGGAGGAAGAGAAGGCCGCCAAGGAGGCTGCCCTGTCCGGGAAGGAGCTCCTGAAGACCGCCGTCGCTACCGGAGCTATGCTCCAGTACCAGATCTTCGCCTCCGTCAAGAAAAACGGCTCCGAGGCCTCTCTGTACAAATACCAGCACGAGGAGATCAAGGACCACTATCGCGAGGCCCTCTGGGGAGCCATGGACCAGCTGCTGGAGCTTCTGGATGAGAACCCCTCCATCGGAGACTTCGAGACGACCAACGAATACAAGGAGCGCCAGACGCTGCCGGTGAAGAACGCCAGGGAGTTCGACCGCTACTACGGCATCGGGGCCAGCAGCTTCTTCTACCACAAGGTTCTCTTCCTGATCCGCCAGGTGTGGCGCTCTGACGTGAAGCCGCTCCTGCCTCCGGAGCCAACGGATGAGATGAGAGAGCTGGCACGCGAGGCCCTCTGCTACAAGGTGGTGGCGCTCGCCGTCATGCAGTTCGACGTGACGGAGCTTCCGCGTGCCATCAGATGGGATTACAACCACGAGTACACGAAGGGCTCCGAACCCCAGACCCGCTCCAGCCTGTACGCCCAGCTCATCGCCCGCTTCAACTCCGACGCCGCTGCGCTGGAGAACCTGAAGCGCTCCGCCTCCGGCGTCACCGCCGTGGGTATGAATAACAACCGCGAGGAGAACAAATACTACGGCGTGCTATGAACAAGGTCCGACTGAACGGCTCCACCTACCTCCTGCCTGCCCGCTGGAGTGACATCCGCGACCGCTCCCAGTTCGTGGATATCTGCCGTGCGCTGCTGGAGTTCGAGACCGGCCTGACCTCCTTCGATGAGTTCCGCCTGTCTCTGACCCTCGCCGTCCTCCGCCTGAAGCCGGAGAAGCTCCACGCCTCCGAAGCCCTGCACGAGAACCTGTTCAGGATAGCGGAGCTGCTGGACTTCCCCTATACCATCACCGAGCACCCGGACGGCTCCCGTATCGCCACCATCACCATCCGCCTGGAGCAGAACCTGCTGCCGGAGGCCGGGGGTGTCACTGGCTACAAGTACGTCACCGACGCCGCCGGCATCGTGGACACCAACCTCACGGCCGCCCAGTACGTGGAAGCCCTGGCCATCCTGCCCCACGTGCGCGCCGCCCTGTCTGCCGGAAGGGATGCCGACCCGGCCCTGGACGCCCTGGCCCAGACGCTCTACCCGGGAGCCTCCGCTCTCTCTAGGGATGAGAAGGTGGCCATCTTCTACAACTACCGCGGTATAATGGATACCATCGCCGCGGATCCGGACTACGATCTCATCTTCAACACTCAGCCCTCGAAGGGTGCGCCCTCACCTGTGGGTCCGCAGTCTTCCATCCTCGCCCTCTCCAAGGCCGGCTTCGGAAATATCGAGCAGATCCGCGCTCTGGACGTGTACACCTACCTGGCCGCCCTGGTACAGCAGACCGTGGACTCCATCCGGGCCCTCGCAGGCTCCGGAATGAAGACCGGGGAGGTGGCGGACCGGCTCCGCCTGGACCCTGAGCAGGTGGCCCCATATATGCAAAACTGACCCTGCCATGTTTATCAAGGAAATCTTCAAATACTTCGCCGCCTTCGTTCCAGTGGACGTCCTGGCGCGCACGTTCCAGCTCTCCAGCGGAGTGGAGTACAAAGCCTTCAAGACCGAAGTGCTCAGGGAGGAGAGCGACCACCGGCTCCCCGGCATCACGGACTTCATCTTCGGGATAGACGCAGACATGATCCGCCAGCGCATCACCTCTGTCCGGGGCCCCTACCTCTTCGTCGAATACAACCGTATCACGTCCACCATAGTCACCAAGGTGGACCGGAAGGATGACCGCTTCCACGTAGCCGTCTCCGTGGCTATACCCCAGCCCGACAACTACGACCTGGTGGCGAGCGCCCTGGACCAAGACAAGACCCTCGCCCTCATCGGCGCCATTCAGCGCCACATGCGGGACGACGATGACCCCCAGCGTGGCATACAGTGGATGGAGTTCCCCGCCACGCTGTCGGTCTGGTCATCAAAAGAACTCTCGAACTCACACGGCTGGTCCATGGAGTTCGACATCCTGGGCATAGATGCCCTGTAAATCTCGGATCTGGCCGAGTTTGTTCATAATTTTTTTGTGGTTATTTCAGCTACAGGCGCGCCGCGAGGTGCGCCTGTAGTGTTTTTCTGCCACGCACAAAAAAACAGATGGCCCCCAGAGGTCCGGGAGCCATCGCTGCATCAGGGGTCAAAAACAACTAAAGCGAAACAGCCTGTAGTTCGCGGGCTATCTGATGCAGACCCGCTTCTATCTTTTTGGCCTGGGCCGATGAGATATAGGTGCCCCCGGCCTTATAGTGGCGCATGAGACTCGGAGAAATCCCAACCCTTTCCGCAAATTTGGATACATTCAGGAAAGAGAAAGCATCGAAGAGAGCCGACACGTCATACTGATACTCGAAGGTGAGATTGTCCAGGACGTCAGGAGAGGTGCGCCCCTGTTCGGCGTAGGATGCCTTCACTTCCTCGATGGAGTTCATGAGGTCTGCCTTGGCCTCGTCCACCGTGGCGCCCTCCCCGAAGATGGTGGACTTGAAATTGGTAATGACGGCGCTGAAGCCGTTCCCGTTCTTCTCTATCAAAACTTTTGCCTTCATGGTTTTTATTGTTTTTTGATAGAGGGCTTATTCGCCCTCTATCTGTTTAAGTAACTTTTTCATAAGCCCCGGCTTCACTTCTTCCGACCCGTGTCTTCCCACCTGCATCTCGTCCGTCCGGCCTTCTTTCCTATAGATGTCGTGCTTCTTGCCGCTTCGGTAGAACACCCACCCGTTTTGTTTCGCTAATCTTATTAACTCATTCCATTTCATGATGTTTAGTTGTTTTTGACAATACAAATATAGCACAAAAATGTGATACTACAAAATTTTTTTACGGTTTTGCAAAACTTTTTTCTTGCATAATAAAAATAAATCCCTACCTTTGCGATGTCATCTACATATCCAGGTCTATATTGGGGCGCCTTCTTTCCGGAGACAGTTCCCCATACAGACAGGCGAAAAGAGAAATTTGCCCAGGTTCGCCGCATCCGTAAGGACCGGCAGCATCGCCCCAGGCTATGTGGATGACAGAGCCTGGGCTTTTTATTTATTTATAGCTTATGTCATCCAAAGCAACCGCCCCGACACAGAAGGGCATCAAGGCCACCACCGAGGCCATCAACACCATCCTGGAAGGCTCCGCACAGCTCCAGATTTGTCTTAACCTTTTCAGCGCTGCAGCCGCGGACAATCTCGTCACCATCGACCAGAAGACCTTCCTCGAGGCCGCCGACCTCATGAAGGCCCTGAACCGGCTCATGCACAACGAGAAGGCCCGGCTGGACCACATGGCCAGCAACCTCCACGTGGAGTGCACCACCCGGCGCACCATCAACCGTTTACACCGCAAGGCTTCCACCAATAACATCGCAAACTAAAGGAGGACCGAGCTATGACTGGAACCATCAAACGCATACATACTACCCGCGAGGGTGCCTTTAACGCTGCCACGATGGACTTCTACCGCGAAGGCGGCAACCTGACCGTAGAGCTCCGCGGCGACTACTACAACGCCCTCGTGGCATCCGAAGGGATGACCCATAGCCGACAAATGGCCGTTTACGACCTCCGTGACTTCGGTCCGCTTCCCGAGAAGCTGGGCTGCTACCACTCCTACACCAATGGCGGTATGGAGCACATCGAGTTCTTCCTGGAGAAGAAGGAAATCTTAGCCCTGGAGAGATATATCAGTTTTGGAGAATGGGAATAGGAGGACCAAGCCATGGAGAAACACATCATCGGCGACGAAGCAAGGGACGCCAAGCAGCGCGAAATATCGGACATGTTTATCGATGCCATCCACGAAGCCAAGATACTGGCCAGCACCCTGGACGATCTGGAATACCGCACAAGAGACTGGGAGAGCCGCTACCACAACCAGATAGAGATGATATGCAACCAGACCCTGGAAGCCCGGACTATCCTCTCCGAATACCTGGCTGACCACTTGATAGACCAAAGAAATCGCGTATCTTTGTAGTACCATGTTCACCGACGACTTCACCCACCAGATAGGCTCCGTGTTCAACGTCCAGACGACCGCCCTGCTCGCCAAGCAGAGCGCCGTGGCGGCCAGCACCTTCACCAGGCGCACCGGCCGCCTGTCTGCATCCCTTCAGGAACGCGCCACCATCACCGGCACGTCCGCACAGCTGGAGTACCCCAAGTACATCCGCTTCCTGGATATGAAGCGCAGCCGCACCGGAGCACGCAAGAAATACGGGCCCATCTATAACCGGCCCATCTACGGCTATCTGGTGGGAGGCGTCCGCCGGTTCCTGAACGCGGCCGTTCCCAAGGCTATGATACGCGCCATCGACGGCGCTATCACTAGTGTTAAATAATACATAATCTTCTAGCGAAGGACAGATGCAAATCTGTCCTTTTTTTATTTGTGACCCGGGGCTATTTTCGCCCAGAATAAAACCCCGGGATATATGGGAAAACTCGAAAATGAAATAGTCAAATTTATCGCCGAGGTAGAGCTGGACCCGCAGACAGCCGCCCAGTACCAGCAGAACCTCGCCGACACGGAGAAGCACAACGAAGCTCTCCGGAAATCCATCTCCGAGACCGTCAGGAAGATGGAAGAAATGCGAGCCCAGGGAAAGCAGAACACCGAGGAGTTCAAGCGCCTGGAAGCCTCCCTCAATGCCGACGTGAAGGCACTGAAGGAGAGCACCAAGCAGGCCGACAAATACGCCGCGGCCCTGGGTGTCCAGGCTATGAGTATGAGCCAGCTCCAGAGCCGCGCCAAGCTCCTGAGGAAGGAGATGAACGCCGTCCATAAGGAGACCAACCCCCAGCTGTGGGAGAAGTACAACAAGGAGCTCCAGCAGGTGGAGAAACGAATGGCCGAACTCAAAGGAGGCACCAACAGCTTCGGCAAGGCCTTCTCTGGACTGAAGGGGGAGATCGTACCCACCTTCGACGTGGTGTCCCTGGGGCTCAAAGGCATCCACGCCCTGGTGCAGGGCGGGAAGAAGCTCTGGTCAGACCTGAAGAATGAGACCCAGAAGTGGGGAGACGCCATCCAGGAAGAGGTGGCCGCCGCCAGCGCCATCTGGCACCACTTCGTCAGGAACATCTCATCCTCCCGCACCGAAATCACCCTGACCTACAAGGAGGTGGCCGCCCTGGCCCGTGAGGCCACCAGGCTCAAAGACGAGATTCTGGAGCTCTCCAACTCCTACAAGATCCAGGAAGCACAGGCCCAGCAGACTATGCAGGAACTGGAGGCCACCTTCCGCGACACCTCTCTCCCAATCGAGGAGCGCAAGAAAGCCCTGGAAGAGATGAAGGCCCTGGAGCTAAAGCTAGCCCAGGACCGCCTGCTCATAGCCCAGCAGGAAGAGGATGCCGCCTACGACCACTTCCGCATCCAGACAGCCCTGGACCGCGAGGCGGCTGAGTCCTTTATATCCAACTATCTGGAAGCGAAGAAGAGCGGGCTCACCGAGGAAGCCGAGGCCTACGCTCAGATGGTCAGTCGGCTCCAGTACCTGGACAATGTTGTAGCCTCCGGCGCCTTCTTCTCCAAGAAAACCTACCAGAACATCTACGACGAACAGGAGCGCCTCCGTCAGAAGATAGCGGGTACCTCCGAAGAGGTGAAGAACTTCTACACCCAGCTCCAGCAGTACAACCTGGGTAACGATGCCGTGACCACCGCCTACGCCGACGCTGTGGCCGCCCGCACGAGCGCGGCTGCTGCCGCTGACCGGTCCGCCATGGATGCCAAGTATGCCCGCCTGAACGGCCAGCTCTCGGGGAAAAATGGCGCGGGCTCCGCATCGACCGACCCTTACACGCGCCAGGTCAAGGCACAGGAGGAGCTCTACAAGCAGCAGCTGCTTCAGCTGAAGAAAGCCCTGGCCGACCAGGAGATCACCCAGAGCATCTACGACGCCAAGGCCCTGGCTATGCAGCAGGCCCACATCAACGCGAAGATAGCCCTGGCGAAGGCATACAACGAGTCCACCGTGGACCTGGAAACCCAGCAGGCCGACATCCGCATCAATCAGCAGAAGAACATCCAGGCCATCCTGGAGAAGGGGAACGAGGAGTTCCTCGCAGAGATGGAGCGCCAGTCCAAGGATACCGACGCTGCCATCGACGCATATATGGAGTCCCTCATCGACTCCGTCACCGATGCCATCGACGACCCGGCGCTCCTGGATCCCATCAAGCGTCTGGCCGAGCTGGCCGAGGATGAGCTGACGGCAGAAAAGAAGAGTCGCGGCGCCAAGCGTCAGGATGCCAACACCAACTACAATACGGAGATGGCCATCCTCACGGAGAAGCACGAACTCATGCTCGTCTCCGAGGAGGAGTTCCTCGCGCGCAAGAAAGCCCTGCACGCGGAGCACGCCAAGGAGATCGCGTCCATCGAGCTGGAAGCGTGGGATAACGCCTTCTCCGTGGCCGCCGGTATGCTCAACCAGATGGCCCAGCTGTCCTCCACTATGCAGGAGGCGGAGTTCGCCCAGGTGGAAGCCTGGAAGGAGAAGGAGCTGGCTCTGGCCGGTGACAACGCCGACGCCCAGACCCGCATCGAGGAAGAAGCCGAAGCCAAGAAGCTGGAGATCCAGAAGAAGTACGCCGACGTGGATATGGCCATCAACATCTCCAAGACCATAGCCAACGGAGCCGTGGCGGCCATCAAGTCCGTCGCGGACCTGGGCCCTGTCGCCGGTGGCATCATGGCCGGCATCATCGCGGCCACCACCATCGCAGAGGTGGCCACCATCGTGGCCCAGCGGAACGCCATCAAGAACGCAGCCCCGGGTGCTGCCGCCGCTTCCGGAGAGACATCCGTGGTGGGCTTCTCCGAGGGTGGCTTCACAGGCCAGGGCGGGAGGCATCAAGTGGCCGGTGTGGTGCACCGCGGCGAGTATGTGGTCGCCGCTCCGGAGCTCCGCGACCCGGAGGTGGCCCGTGACGTGGCCCGCATCGAGCAGAAGCGCCGCGCCCGCATCGGCGGCCGTCATCTCTTCGGCTCGGCAGGCTTCGCAGAGGGCGGATTCACATCAGAAAGCGGAAACCAGGAGGCCGATGCTACGGACATGATCCAGTTCCTGTCCGATATCCTGGACGTCCTTCTGGACATCCGCAGGACCCCTATCCCGGCTATCCTCGCCGTCTCTGACTACGAGTCGGCGAAGGCTCGGCTGGAACTGTCCAAGAAATTCACATCATTAAGGAGGAAGAACGGATGAGACTGACAACTGAAACCGGCGAACTGCTGCTGCCCGATGACTTCCGCCTGGAGATAACGGCCAACCATCCCTTCTTCTCCGATGAAGGGACGGCATCCGCGCCGCTCACCTTGCCCGCCATCGCAACCAACCGTCAGCAGCTTGGGAACCCAGAGAACCCCAACCGCGCCCGCCGCTATCCTCGTATCTTCAAGGGCACTATCTCGCACTCCACCTACTCCCGGCCGTGCAGTATCATCGTGTCCGGAGGCTCGAGAAAGGAAGGAATAGACGCCACCGTGGCACTCCAGGAGTCGGAGATGTACGCCGACCTTCAGGAGAAGAAGCTGCCGGACCTGTTCAAGGAATACCAGATGGACGTGGGCCACGCCCCGTGGGAATACTACCACGACCGAACTCTGGGCACATCCAGCCCCTTCACCTTCTTCCCGGTAGCAACCGATAAGGAAGAGAACGAGGGGGTGGTGACGGTATTCGTCATGAACCAGCCGGAAGCCAGCGGCAAGTTCACCACCAAGCGCCAGGTGAAGATTGGAGACACCAAGTCCATGTGCCCTACCGGCTACGGCATCACGCCCTTCTTCTACCTCTGGGCGGTAATCCGGATGGCCTTCCAGTACTGCGGGTACAACATCACCGAGAACGTATTCGCCACCGACCCTGAGCTCCGACACATCGTGGTCCTGAACCGCTGCGCGGACGCACTGCTGTCGGAGGGTCATCCCTTCATCGGAGACCCTACGCCCGGTACCAATGAGAACTCCTTTTATATCCGCGGCGACATCCTCGTCCCGAACATCACCATGGGCGAGCTCATCACGTGGCTCCGGGATAAGTTCGGGGCCTTCGTCACTGTCCGCGATAAGTCCGTCTCCGTCCGTCTGCTGCGGGATGTCATAGCCGCAGGGTACGACGAAGACCTGTCCATCTACGCACAGGATAAGCCCTCCGTATCCTACCCGGAGCCGCGCACCCTGCACTACGAGCAGAGCGCCGATATTGATGGTGCGGCTCCTGCGGCCGACTCCCTGGAGGATCTCCGGGAAGCCTATCCCGCCACCGCCGACGTGGATCAGAGCTCCAGCATCCAAGGTTCCGGGCTCTTCCGCGTCACCTCCCTGGGTAAATACTACTACAAGGAAACGGATGAGAGCGAACCCAAGCTGGTGGGCTCGGAGGCTATCGCCTTCTCCCGGAACCTAGGCATGGAAGAGGAAGAACTGGCACCGGACGATAGCTTAGTCCCTATGATTTACCACCCCGGCCTTCATCTGTACATGCCATACCTGGGAGAGCGCGACCACCGGCTCCTCGATGTAACAGGCAAGGAGCGGGCAGCAGATCTTCCTATGATGGTCTGCTATGCGAACTATTTCATCAACGACAGCGACGTGACGCACTGCGTAGGTACCACCACCGACTACAAGTACGACACCGTTCCGGCAGGCTCCACCCTTCCCGGCCCGCTCACTCCGGAGGGTATCGTACAGAGGTACTTTCTGCACTACTGGACCATCCTGGCGGACGGCGCTCCGGAGCTTCAGTGCTCCCTGAAGATACCGCTGAATGTACTGGGCCGGATGGACATGTCCACCCCCAAGCTCCTGAACGGCGCACTGGTGCTCATCAAATCGCTGAAGTACTCCATCTCGGCTGGCGGCGTGTCTGCCTGTGATGCTACGCTCCAGGTACTCCCGGCGTACGACGACACCACGCCTATCCCGCAGATCCTGTTCAACGCCAAGCTGGTGTGGGGCATCGTGAGCACCCGCACCATCTACAACGAAGGAAACCACAGCCACGGGAAAGAGGTCTTCGAGACCGACGGCCTCGCGGATTACACCATGGCCGACGCGCCGCTCTACCCTCCGACCAAGGTGGGCGAGGTGGCGAAGTTCCGCAACCGGTGGCTCAAATACCACTTCTACGACAGCGGCTTCCTGTGGTGGAGCACCACGGATTACACCCACTACTATACGGAATACTTTGTCGGTAAACTACAAGACACAGAGTAATGAAAAAGACCTACATTTCAGAAATCACCCAGCATTCCACCCCGGCAGCTGCCGGCCTGGAGGACCTCGCCGACCTGGTCATCGACCAGATACCAACCGCTGCGCCGGTCTCCGTCACTATCACCGGAGACGGTCTGACGCTGGTGTCCGATAAGTACTACGGCGACACTGCCGGGGAACTGCATCTGGACCTGCGCGACCTGGTGCGTGAGAAGACATACCTGTCCGTTCCCGGCCTCAATGAAGACGAAGACGCCATCATCACCGGCATCGACTCCGTCCGCGTCGAGAAGGCCTCATCCATCTTCATCCGGGTGACTGTATCGGCCTCGGGCATCACACGTTCCTGGGAGTTCCGGGCCTATCCCTTCAGCTTCTTCCCGTCGCGCGTGGCGACCGGGTACGATTATAAGCCGGAGGCCGACGAAATCCGGGTTCCCGGAAACTTCCTGCTGCCCTTCGCCGCCTTCGACCCCTCCCATGCAGAGGGCTCCCCGTCCATCTTCCAGATAGACTTCATCTCAGCCACGAAGAAGGAGACCATCCTGTCCAAGGCCATCGACGGACCTCAGGATGCCAACATCGTGTCCTGTCTTCTGGAGCTCTCCGGACTTCCGTACACGCCCGGGGAGCCGTTCTACCTGGAGCGCTTGTGGTCCGCTGTCGGCCAGCGCTTCGTGGTGCACTCTCCGATATACATCCCAACGCTGGAAGATATGGAGCAGTATGCCTTCCTGAACCGCGCCGGCATCTACGAGAATATCCCAATGTCCGGCGCCCTGCGCGACATCCCGGAGTTCGACATCGAGGTGCTCCAGCACAGCTCCGGCTTCGAGAAGGTCTCCGGCTCCAGCGCCGACCTCCATGAGCAGAACAGCGGCCCCGTCACCTACCAGAGCGCCAAGGCCCTCTCCGCCCACATGCTCTCCAATATGGCCTACCATTTTGACAGAGAGCGGGGCATCTGGCGCCGGATCATCATAGACTCGCCGTCCGTAGACATCGCCCGCCGCTCCGGAGTGTACGACGTGGTATTCTCCTGGCGCTACGCAGATAATGACGATTTGGATAACATTTAACACAACAATACAATGGCAAACTGCACAAAAAGAGAACCCGTAGAAAAGGGGTCAGACTTCCGTTTAAGAGTACACATCACTAACCTGGGCGACGGTATCCACGTGACGGACCAGAACGTAGACCTCACTTGCACCATCAAGGTCTTGGACACCGAGATAACATACACCAAGAACAAGCTCACCCAGCTGGACCAGGACACCTATATCATCGCAGTGACCACAGGGAACCTGGCCAAGGGAGACGTACTCCTGAAAACCGAGACATCCGTCCCGGATATCGCCTTCCCGGACGGCACCCGCGACGAGGTGAAGACCACCGACACAGGCGTCACCATCATATAAGACCGCGCCATGCACAAGACCAGGACCACGTTCATAGGACAGGTCGCCAAGCTGGTGGCCGAGATCCTGCGCCACAAGGTGGAAGCGGGCCGCGACACCGTAGCCCAAATCGTGAGCACGCAGCCGGAGAACGTCGCCAAGGTGACGGTGAAGCTGCTGGGGCTTGTGGCCATCGTCTCCATCGCTCCCTTAAAGGGCACCCAGGTCCAGGCCGAGTTCGTGCGCTCCGCTCCGGCCTCTACCATCCGCGACTGGGTGTCCAACTTCATCACCGAAGATGGCCAGTACTTCCTGCTGGCCGACGGTAAACTCTTATTTGTAAAGGAGGAAGAATAAATGCAGATCGACCCGCAAAATATCGTACTATACCGGAGTGTCTATACCGGTGAACGCATTGACACTCTGCTGGGCCTTGTCAGCCCCACCAAGGAGCTGGCGGACGACCTACGGGCCAGGGTCAGAACCATCGAGGACAAATTGAGCCCCAAGGTAATGCTCACCATCCAGCAGATGGACTTCACCGGTGGCACGAATATACAATCCCCGGCCGGCGGCGAGATTATCGCCGTGGAAGACCTTCCGCGTGGGTACAAGTGCACCTTTGACACCAACCACGGCTCCGAGCCTGTTCTTTTCCATGTGAACGACCAGGCTATGGGCCGACGTTATGACATAGGCACCACCACCGGCAACTATTTCTGGCGTCTGGTGACAGAGGTGGGCGAAGATTACATTGTGCTCTCCAAGACCGACTGCGACCCCACGAGCGGAGCGCCTGCTGTAGGTGACAAGGTCATCACCGTGGGCAACCGCTACGACACTGCCCGCCAGAATATCAAGCTCTCCAGCACCATCGGCGAGAACCGCGACGAGTGGTATACCGGTATCAGCTCCTACAGCCTGGAGAACAAGTTGGTGACAGTGGTGGGCGTCAAGGACGGCCAGGTGGGTATCTGGACCAAGAACGGCTCCTTCTCCGGAGAGATACATATCACCGGCGGCCAGGGTCTGGATAACCTGGAAGAGTGGGAAGAGGCGGCCCAGCAGATCAGCGACGCCTGGGAAAAAGCTCTGGAAGCGGAGACCGATGCCGCCAACGCCAAGTACACGGCCGACGCTGCCGCCCTGAAGGCGGAACGGATAGAGCTCCAGCTGGAGCGCATCAACAGCGACAACGTCCTGGATATAGCCGAGAAGAAGTCGCTCCGGACTGAGTGGATCACCATAAACGGGCTGGAGGACCTGGACCGCTCCGGAGGGCGCGGCTCCTACTATCTGACCAAGCGCCTACTGGAGCAGTACAGCAATCTGGGCAAGCAGACCACCTTCGTCTACAACGGCGTGGAGTACACCTTCGGAGGCGTAGAGTACACCTTCGCGCTCTCTGGTACGTCTGCCCTGGATGCCGCCTATCTGGCACTCCGGGAGTATCTGCGTGAGGTGGGCCTGAACGACCGCACTACCGTCTTCGAGGGCTTCGATCGCCAGCATCTGGCCGAGCTCCTGACGTCCTACTACGACGCGGAGCAGATGGTAAACGACTCCGTCACCCAAGTCGTAAAGGATGGCATGGAGACCGTCCGGGAAGAGATCCTTATGGAGCTCGTCGGTTTCCAGGATGCCATCGAAGGCCAGCTGGAGGAGATGCAGGATGTCATCGACAACACCATCGAGACGTACTTCGCCGGTGGCACGCCAACGCTGTCCAACTACCCGGCCAACCAGTGGACTACCGAGGAGCTGAAGCAGCGCCACCTGGGGGATCTGTACTACGACAACGCCTCCAAGGAGAGCAGCGCCACCTCCGGCTTCGCCTTCCGCTTCGAGCGCAGCGGCTCCGCCGGCAGCTATACCTACAGCTGGCACCAGCTCTCCGACAACGCCATCGCCGAGGCGCTGGCCAAGGCTGCTCGCGCCCAGGACACCGCCGACGGGAAGCGCCGGACCTTCCTCTCCCAGCCTACAACGGCCGACGCCTACGACCGCGGCGACATGTGGCTTCACGCCACCATCGGAAACTACACCAACGAGACGCTGGTGTGCCTCACCTCCAAGGCCGCCGGAGCTGCCTTCCAGGCCGCGCACTGGGGTCTCGCCTCCAAGTACACCGATGACACCGTGGCCAACCTGGCCAGACAGGAAGCCGCCGCCGCCCAGACAGCAGCTAACAATGCAGCCGCCGCAGCTACAGCGGCTCAGACGGCGGCCGATAACGCGGCCACGGCAGCAGCCGCCGCGAACACCCGCCTGAACGGATGGGCCTCCGACGGCTCCATCTCCCCCGTGGAGAAGGAAGCCCTCCGGCAGCAGAAGAAGGACATCGTCGCCGAGCGGGCGGACATCGTCGCGCAGGCCACAGCCTACAATGTGAGCACCACGGCCTACATGGCAGCGTACAACGCAGCACTGACCGCCCTGAACAAATACACCGACGCCTCTCCGGAGAACATCACCATCGGCTCGGACTACGCCGACATCGATGCGTACTACACCGCACGGTCCACCATCCTCCAGGCCATCGCTACCGCCGCGAAGAAGGTGGCCACCGATGCCCAGGCAGCAGCGGATGCAGCGCAACATGCCGCCGATGTGGCCGATGGAAAGGCGGATGCAGCGCAAGCTGCCGCCGCAGCAGTGGCCGCAGCCATAGCCAACATCAACGACGACACCATCCTGGATCCTTCCGAGAAGGGAGAAATCCGCACGACGTGGATAAGTATCAACGGCGTACTGGACACCGACAAGCACGGGCAGACGGGCACCTACGCAGCAGCGAAGGAAGCCATCGACAAAGCTGCTGGCGCATCGTTTCCGGTTCAGTTTACCTACGCGGGCATAATCTACACCTTCGCCGGCGTGGAGTACACCTTCCAGAATCTAGGGGCCGCATCTCTGGATGCCGCCTACCTGGCGCTCCGGGAGTATCTCTCCGGGCTCCAGATAAACACTATGGAGGCCTTCCTGGGCTTCGACCGGTCCATGTACTCCCAGCTCCTGCGTGACTATAACGTGGCTCTGAATAACGTCCTGAAGACACTCTCCGACATCGCCAGCGATAAGGCAGACGATGCGCTCTCTTCGATCGATATCATCAACGCTGCCCTGGAGAAGATGGGGTCCGACAACTACATCAGCGCCCAGGAAAAGCTCACACTGAAGACCGCGCTCCAGGACGAGTCCGTGGTTCACAACACCCTCCAGACACAGGCCGCGCGCTACAGCACCACGGCCGTCCAGACGGCGCTCTCTGCTTATAACACGGCCTATACCCACTTCGGGAACGTAGTCACGTACTACTGCGAGAACTTCCCCTGGGCCAACGACGTGGCCATCAGCGCCGACCACCCGCTCTCTCGGATCTCCGCCTACTACACAGCCCGCGAGGCTCTGGTGGATGCCATCCATGCAGCAGAGAAGGAAGCCATCGACTCCAAGGCGAACACCGCCGATTTTAAGTACCTGAAGGACGCGCTCCCGGCCAACGCCATGACAGAGATCGCCGGAGGCTTGCTACTGGCGAACATCCTGGGCGTCAAGAACAGCGCCGGCTCCGTAGTGGCCGCCATGAACGGCCTGGCCACTATCCCCGGCTTCAATGACGCGACACACGGCGTCCTCCTCATCGCTGCCGGAATCAGCTCTTTGAGCACGGCGAAGGATAACGCTGCCACCAGGATCTTCTCGGACGGCACCATCATAACAAATAAGCTCATAGCTAGCGGCGGCGAAGTCCAACGTCTGAAGGTGCAGCGACTCCAGAACCCGTTCCGGACCATCACCGAGGACTCCTTTACACCCATCGCGGACGACAATGTCATCTCCAACGTCCTGGGCGGCGGTCTCCGATACTTATATCAACTGGACTGGACCACCATCTCTTCCGGCAGACGCATGGCTATTATCGGCGCCTTTACAAGTAACGCACCGGACGGCAAATACTTCTACGAGAACGGCCAGAAGTTCACGGCCTTCGAGTCCTCCTACGAGTGTACGGAGTTACTCGGCTACGGCAACGAGGATACATTCTACGGCTGGATCGTCGTTTCTCGCACGCTCTTCAGCACAAACTACAACTTCGGCCGAAACATATCCCCGCTTGCCTTTGGCAGGGTGACAGGCCTGAGCAGTACGCCGTATTTTGATATTATCAAATACAGTAAAAGGAGTACAGACAGCTCGAACATGGTGTCCAACGGCAGCGTAATGGCCGTAACCAGGAACGGGACGGCCGTGGGAAAGTACTACATCTACATCCCGAAGGCGTGGGTTGTCTCCGAAAAGTATATCTACGTCGATCTGGTCGGCATCGGCACATCGGAGGGCGCTGGCAACTCCCCGATAAAGGCGACGCTCATCGATATCACCTCGGCGTCATACGCATCCGGATATGCCGCGTGGCGAATCGAGGTATGGACCTCTGACGATGAGACGCTGAACAACGGTAATTTCTTCTTTCGCCTGTACAACATGGCGCAGTGGGATGACTAAACACGCATATTATGGTAATT